TGACGACGTAAGGGCCCACGCTAGATCCGGCCTCATCCACAATCAACGGAAGACCGTCAGATCCTCGGTTTAATATAACAGCGCCATCTGGCAGGCTGTCATACCAACCTTGAATGGAGGAGCTGTCAGTCGACGGCCCGTCATACTTCTCCCAAATACCGCGATCTAGCTTTCGGAGCTCAGTGTCAATCGACTCTGCGTCAGTATACTGACCAGAAGTCAACAGGCGCTTTTCGGCATTGTTAAGTGCAATTCCGTTTTCAGTCATTTTCTTAAACGCATATAGAGAAAGGTAGTTAGCCAGCTTCTGGTTGCTGATGCTAAGCAGGGCCTGCTTGTATGCTTTGAATTCCATGTCTGACGTAGAGCCAGAGCCTACCGGCCTCATCTTAGGACCAAGTCGGTTGGCAATTGCTTCAAGCGAATCTATTGCTGTCACCCCAGCATCGACCGTACCAAACGCATCAGTAGCAATCCGCTTGAACTGGTTGGCCACCGCATCGAAGGCGCCAGTCTGTACCTGTGGATCAAGCAAAATATTCAACCCCTGTTCAACCGTAGGCAAAACCGTTAGCGCATTGTCGTTAAACTCGTTTTGCGCCTTAGAAATTTGCTTAAGTCGGTCGCCAGCGTAAGTCTGGAACAGCGGCGTACCCGCAGACTTGCTTGGTGTGATCATAATGTTGATCACCTCATCATCCTTCACAAGGGGCGTCAGCTCGCCGTAAGTGCTTCCTACAGGAATATATTTACCAACCTGATCAGGCGTTTTAGCTGTAATTGAAGCCACGGCACTAGCAAACGATGGCGCATCACGAGACAAACCAAGCTGTTCGATAGCGTTCTCAGCGTCATTTTGTGACATATAGGTCGCAAACATACCTGCGCCAGTAGTTTTTATCCCACTCGAACCAGTGGGAATAATCATGGCGCGATACACTAATGCCTCATTTTCCGTGAGAGGAATCTCATCGCCTTTTTGATACACCTTGCCATGCAGACGAATACCCGCAGGGTCTCCTACTTTGTAGAACTTGATAGCGTTATCTGGCTTTTGCTTTGCCTTGTACAAGGTATATTCATTCAGCAAATTGCGTGCGGCAGATTCGTCTTTTTGCGCAAGCTCAAAGGCTTTTAATGCAATAGCACGATCCTCTTCACGTTCCTTACGACGTCGCTCCCGCTCTTCTTTGCTGAATTTAGCTAGACCGAGGCCCATAGAGCTAAACGCACCAGTTGTTGGATCCGCTGATAACATAGCCTCACCTACGGTAGAAGCTAAATCGTAAAAATAAGGGCGTTCCCTCTGGCCCATCAATTTGCTCAGGCGATCTTGATAGAGATTAAATCGCTCATCAAACTTAGGCACTTCAATTGACGGCTCTGAGGGTTGAGTTGCGGCATCAATAGCGAGTCTCGCCGCTTCCTCTCTTAATAAATCGTCGAGGTTTCTGTCAATATCACTTTGTATATCGAACGGCAATGTAGGGATCGCGAAAGGGTCAGGATCGGGCTCACGCAAAATATTTATAGGGTCAAACACGTCCCCACCTAAATTAAACCCCTTAATTTGTTCTTCCATTTGAGACCTCGAAATAGACATTACGGCCCCGTGCTCTGTTGTTGAGCTGGGTAGCCGAAGTATTGACCCAAGGCCCCAAGAGCGCCAAGCCCCGTACCAAACGCGGCCTGTAGCGCACTAGGTGGCGGCGTATACTGTGTCGTTACGCCGCTAGGCCCAGTCTGTCCCGCCGCGAACTGCATAAATGGCATGAGTTGCTGGTATTGCATGAGCGGCGCCTGCTGTGCCTGAAGCAATCCAGCACGCTGTGCATCAAGCTCTCGCTGACGCTGTTGCTGTTGCAATGTGCCCATGCCCATTAATGACTGAACATCTTGCTGTCCAGCCTGAGCAAATTGACCGCCAAGTCCCTGCATCTGCTGGCCATAGCCTTGCATTGCGCCGCCCACTTGTTGACCGACCTGACCTTGAACAGCACCAAGTTGACCATAGCCCTGAGCCAATTGCCCGGCAGTACCAAGCCCAGCCTGACCTGCGCCCATTCGAGCCTGCATTGCCTGTTGCCCAAGCTGACCCATGGTTTGACCAAGCTGAGTGCCAGCTCCGTAAAGTTGCTGTGCCTGCTGACCAAGCAATCCGCCAAATTGTTGCTGGGCACCAAACTGTTGACCTGCCGCACCCATCTGCTGACCGGCAAGCTGTTGTTGCGCCGCCAATTGCTGTGCAGACAATCCTTGTTGGAATTGACCCAACTGCTGACCCGCACCAAGCCGTTGCTGAGCGGCCTGCTGTTGCTGTCCTGATAGCTGTTGTTGCGCGGCAAGCCGTTGTGCCGCCGTTTGACCAAGCTGTCCTTGAAGCGCTTGACGTGCACCAAGCTGACCTTGAGCCGCGGCCATCTGTTGTGCCGTTAATGCTTGTCCCGCACCAAATCTTTGACTTCCAATTGTGGCAAGGCGATTTGCTAGGCTTTGCTCTGCACCTAATCTCTGAGCCGCTTCTTGTCCCATTTGACCTGACAGCGCCTGTTGTGCACCAAGCCTTTGTTGAGCGCCACTGCCTAACATTTGAGCCGCACGCTCTTGAGCGCCCAGTCGTTGCCCGGTAAGTCCAGCGAGACCAGACGCCGCCGCACGTTCAGCCTCACGCTGTCGCGCAAACTCGCCCATAGCGGCCTGCTGAGCTCTTTGGAACCCCGCTGAGCGCAATCCTCCGACTTCCTGTGCCAAGCCTCTACCTAAAGCCTCTCTGCGCTCTGCGGCTGTTAGACGCGCTCTGGAGCCAAAGGCTGACTCTCCGCCTGTCTGTATGTCTCTTGCTGTCTGAGCCATATCAGCCTGATCAGCCGCTTTCATTGCATCCCGTATAGTCTGCTGAACCACTCGGCGCTCATACGGATCATAAAAATCTTCGGTCATAGATGGATCAAAACCACCCGTAGTGCCCCGTAATAAAGCTTCAGATTCGCCTAACCTTCCCCCAAAGTCTTGTAACGCGCCGAGCTGACGTGCTTCTGCCGCACCGAGTCCGGTGCCAAACTGACCAATGCCTCGTCGCAATTGCTCTGTGGCTCTTCCGACGCCTTGACCAAATCTGCTGACAGCCCCGCTTTCCTGTCCAAGCGCTTGTGCTAACTGTTGATCTAATCTTTGCTGTGCAGTTTGGAGCCCAGCAGTAGCGGCGCCCACTCCTTGGCCAAACTGTTGCTCTCCTGCTCTTGCAAGTTGCTCGATACCGGCTGTTTGCTGTCCAAATTGTTGCGCGGCAGTAGCCCCCGTTCCAAGGGCCCCCGAAATATCACGACCAAACTCATCGAACAAGCGTCCCTGCTGTCCAGATAATTGCTGGCCCATTGCCCCAAACTGGTCAGCGGCGGCTCCTAATGTCGCCAAGCCTGACCCAAGACCGCCTTGCAATTGCGCAAGCGCGTCCTGTTGATACTGTCGCTGTGTGCCTAAATCATCAGCTAACTGCCCGGTAGCCAGAGACGCGAGCCGGGCTTGCTCTCCAAACCCCCCGAGGCCAGCCTCAAGGCCCAACTGTCGTTGAAAAGCTTCTTCCCCAGCTCCTGCTTGAAGCTGTCGTAGCGCCTCCTGCTGAGCCGCCAATTGCTGTCCGGCACCTGCCTGAATGGATCCCAAACCACCTAAATAAGCTTGTTGAGCCGCTCTAAGAAAAGGCGTCTGCGCACCAATTTGTTGGCGTGCCAACTGCATTCCAATAAGTTGATCCGGCGAAAATCCAGCAATCTGCTGTGGGATAACGAGCGGTCTACCTTGCTCATCAAAAAACGTCCGTTCCGCGGCACGCATGGCACCGGGAATGAAACCACCCTCACCCCCGACACCGAACAGCAGTTGCTGAACGATGGGGTCCATCTGGCGCTCTTGTCTGGTTACGCTCGCAACGTAAGGTCCAGCCGCCTCGTCTGTCTCAGCGGCGCCTCCCTCTTGAAAGCGTCTTAATTTGGCAGGGGGCATTATCATGCGACGGCCTCCGGTGCATCCGCAAATTCTTTGAACAAGTCCATCATCTCGTACATCAACTTTGTTCCTCGCTCACGATCTTCACCGTTTTTAGGAGTCAATGTGATGATTCCGTTCTTGTTTTTCATATCAAACGCGCCAGCCCCTCTAACTGCGCGTCCCGTCATTACAAACTCTCCGTCAGAGAGCATCGCAGGAATGTCATCACTAACCTCGGTGCCGGGGCCATTGATGTCGCCATTCATGCGTTTGAAATCTTGCTCGTCTACGTTTCCGCCCTCAGCGAAAGCCATGACAGGCCCACCGTAGCGCATTCCCTCAACTTTTTCTCGCTCAAGCTCTGCTTGCGCGGCAGTTGGTACACGGCCACCGCTCAAGACTGGAATGTTGCCTTGTGGCAATAAGCCAAACTCAACTGGGTTAGGTGCCTGTGTGCCAGCTCTTCGAGCAATTTCATTTTCTAGGTTGAATCGACCTGCGGCATTCATTACGACAGAAGGCGTCAACTGCACACCTTTCCTGTCTTTTGCTTCATCATATGCTAGTTTTGCTAGGAGGCCTGCAAGTCCGAAGGCCGCGGCATCACCCATGCCGAAACCACCGCGACCGCCGCCTGCGCCAAATCCGCCCTGACCATCGGCAAGGCCATAATCCGTAAGGCCCATTCTGTCGGTTATAGAGCCCATGAAGTCTCCAAGCGCTCCATAATTTCCGACACCATCCCTACCGCCGCCACTGATTAGGCCACCAAGACCTGCTTGACCACCTGTCATCTCCGACAAGATTTCCTCGTCAGACATACCGAAAGTGTTACGCATAGTCTCGATTCTTACGGCTTGTGTGGGATCTTCTGCAATCGCCTCCAACATTTGTTTAGGGCTTTGACCTGAGAAGGAAGCCGATCCTGCTAATCCGCGTAACGTACCCGCTCCGCTTCCAAATATGGTTTTTGTTGGATCGCTAAGCAGATTACCAATGCCGCTTTGTATTGAGGAGCCCGATTGAGTCGCCGCTTTTACTATACCGTCGATAATGCTACCAGAGCCGCCTGCCGCTGTAGATAAAGCCCTGAGATCTTTAATGTTTTGACTAAATGTACCGCCAGCACCAGTCGCAAGCGAAGCTAAGGCAAGAGGGCTTGCGTTTCCGCTTGCCACGTCATAAACCGTGCCAGCTTTATTAATGAGTGCCGCAACGGGTTGCCATGGGCCCGGAACAAATTGTGCTACTGCGGCAACAGGCCGAACAACTTTTTTGACGACCTTCTTAACGCCCTTAGCAATTTTTTTGAAAAATCCAAACTCTTCAAGGCCGGTAACCGGGTTTAGAGATGCGATGCCAAGACCTACAACATACTCTTCAGGGTTGAGGTCCATCTCTTCAAAACGATTCTCAACTATCCGCTCAAAATCTGGGTCGTCCATCATGCCTAACGGCAAAACCACTTCCCCGGGAGTCAGGTGAGCTAATGTGCTGTCTCCGCCTCGACCAGCTTGAGAGAGCTCTAAGGCCATGGTTCCGAGAGGGGCCTCTGATCCAATGACTGCGGCCTCCATCAACTGCTCTGCCTTACGCGACTCAAACGGATCTTCTGCCGTCTGTTGAGCAATCATGAGCTGATCAATTGCGTCACGAAGCTCAGCATTAGGATCACCCGGGGGCTCCTGCATAGCCATGGAGGCTTCTGCCATGGTGTCAGGATCTTCGATATCAAAAACTTCGCCGCCTTCAGCCATCATCAGGGGTTGAGCGGGAGCTGTCTCAGGACCTAGTAAGTTGCTGATCCGTTGTTCTAAAAATGCATTCATGGTGTTGTTACCGTAACGGCCCCCACTGTCGCCGACATTCCTACGCCTGTCGGATAGGTCTGATGATCGTATAAATCTCTAAATTGTACCCCATCAAAAGCCTGATGAATTGAATTCGTAGTATTGAATATGATAGCGCCTGTGGCAAATTGTAATCCAGCGATATCAGTAGCGCTGAAATGCGGGGAAATGCTGAAATTAACGCCGCCCAAGTTTAATTCGAGCACACGAATTAGACGATTGAACGTATCAGCAGATACCTGCTCGCCCTGAGCCAGCGGCAACCGGGTTGGCAGTAAAACACTCATGCACGTCTGCCACTCGGCTGTAGATCAAGCCTTGTAGCACCGACGCGCCACTTATAACCCTTCTGATCTACATCATTTGCATCATCGTCGCTTTCAAATCGCAACACGATTTGACGGCTACGAGTGCGCAAATTTTTGAAAGTTGTCGATTCCGTGATTTGGCTTGTGCTATCGGTAACCAGTGGCTGACTCGGAAAATCTCTTCGCTTCAGCACGATATTCATAGCAGGATCGTTACTGACCCCGGCCTCCTTAACAAAAGCCATGTCGGGAATCAGCTTTTTAACGAAGGTGAAGGAATCGCCACTACTTATGTCAATGTCCGCAGACTCAATAAATACGCCTGTCATTGCATCATCGTAGCTATCGAAACCAGACTCATGACGGAAAATACAGTTTTGAGCAGAGTTTTCGGCAGTAGCAGAAGGTAAATCCTCAATGCCTGCATCAAGCCATGCGTAGCGGATCAAGGAGCCTATCGACCAATGGTTCTCCTCGTAGTTGAAAATCACATAACGCGATATCTCACCCGTGCCATCTTCGATGCTAGGGTAAAAGAACCAAACTTCACCAAATTCTGAGTTGACACCCATGTGGCACTTGAATGCCTGACCGAGGTCAAGGTCATTGAAAACATATTCCTGAACGGTGCATGGTAGCTTTTGCACCGCACCATTGTAGAAATAGAAGCCGGTCTTACTCGCAAAGTAAACGCCGTTTGGCGCGTTACAGGCCGCTTTCGGACCGACAAGACCGGCACCCTCATTAACAAGATTCATTGCAAAGGTCAGTGGGGGACCGATGAACGTCATGGAGTAAAGCGCTGTATCAGTCCAAATCAAAATTTCCTGACGAGATTTTAGTCCGCCGACGATGAAAGAACCGCTTGATAACCTTACGGAACCAGCGCTGTTTGTGGCTGTCGGCTCAAAATCTAATTCATTTTCAGAATCAGAAAACGCAACGAGCATAGGGTCAATACTGCCCGTCCGAGAACCGCTCACTAAAGGATCCACCCCAAGGCATATTAGATGTCTATCGGTTTCTGACGTAATTACTTGAAGCGCTACTGTAGGCACTGCGTTAGCGCCAGATATCTGAGATAGCTCTACTGATCGTGTGGTTACGCCGTCATTTTCAAGCCAGCGGTAAATACCGCCTCCGCGCGGGTTAATAATTAAGTTTTCGCCAAAATTGTCATGCGTCCACAAACGCAACTGGTTGGTGTTAGAGATGGCCTGAGAAGAGCCCCAGCCACCGGCACCCCAAGTGCCTACGCCCCAACCACTAGAGCTAACGAATGTGTCTAGCCCTACGTTAATCTGATAGGCGCCAACCACCGAAGCTCCACCATTTCCCGTGTCGCTACTGTTTGCGGTAACCGTTGCGCCTGACGTGTCTTTAGCAACGACCTCGTAAGTGTCGAGATCGATAACCAAGCTTATTTGATACTCTTGGTTAAGCACTGCGGCTGTAATGTTACCTCCAAGTGTTACCGCGCCACTAAAGGTAACAAAATCGTTGGTAACAGCTCCGTGTGCAGTATCGGTAATAGTAAGAGTCGAAGAACCATCTGTGGCACTGAAGATGACATCACCCGCCGCAGTAGTGGCTCTTATTGGGGTGACATCGTTGTAGGACTCGCCTTCCTCGATGTAATACTTGAAGGTAGTACCCACTCCCAAAAAACGAGTGCCACCAAGAGAAATCCAGCTATGCAAAGCCCGGCCAGTACCGAGAAAAGAATCATCCCCAAGCTTAATCCAACCACCAAGTTTTTCGACACGTCCTTTACGAAATCGAATGAGGTTGCCATCAACCCAGCCGCCTTTCGCCGCATAATCGGTCGATTCCTTATTGATTCCCGGCGTGAATTCTATTGTTTGAAGTGGCATCGCAACACATCACGCAAGCCGAATGATTGCACCCGTTGCCGTTGGCGACGGAAATACAATCGTGAAATTGCCTGCCGTGCTGGTCTTATCGCCTCCAAAATCGATTGCCGCAACCGCCTTATCACTCTGCGTGTCGTTGTAGATCAAACAGCCACGAGCCGTAATCGTCGCCGTTCCAAACGTCAAATCTGCAAAATCGCAAATGGCAGTAGTGCCTGACGTTGTTGGAGTCACGCTCGTGAGAGTTCCACCACCTGCCGTGTAATTAGTTCCGCTCACTTCATTAGAAGTGGTGTAAGCCGTCGTGGAAGCGCCTAAAGTGGCAGAGCTGTCATACAGAGCCAGCTTAAACGTATTTCCCGTTGACGCCGTGAAGTTGTGCGTACCGACCAGCAGTTCTTGCTTGAATGATGTGCAAATTGCCGATGTGATAGCCATTTTATAGCTCCTTCAATATGTCAGCCATTTGATTATGACCTTGGCGCCGTAATGCAACAGAAAGCGAAGTTCTATCGCTATCGATGGCGCTTTTAATCCCTCTCAATACTACTTCATAAACCTGTTGTCGGAAAGCCTCGGCCTGCTGTCTTACATGAGGGTCTGCGTTTTGAGAAATGCT